CAATTACTCGGGCTACTGTTTGTTCCCATGTTTCAAATACTGTACCTTGGTCATTTAGTGGTCGGTTATAGGTACGTCGTGTAATTACTTGTGCTCGTGTGCTAACTGTCATTTATTCTCCTGTACTTCCAAATCCACCAGTACCTCGTTGGGTACTGTCTAGGCTATCATACTCTTTGAACTCTGGTAGTAGGATAGGAACTACTACTAGTTGCGCAATCTTTGTTACCCCTGCTTCGACCACATAGGTAAAATCTTCGCTTTGATTTTCCAGCAAAACTTTTAGATTTCCGCGATAATCGCTGTCAATCACGCCTACTGAATTTGCTAGTTTAATGCCGCTTTTTCCTTGACTGCTGCGATTGAAAATTAAGCCAACGAAACCCTCCGGAATTGCAACCGCTACTCCAGTATCAAAAAGATTTTTAGCGCCTGGGATAAGATGAAAGTTATCGACCGAGTATAGGTCTGCTCCGGCATCTGTGGGATGTGCTCGCTTTGGTAGCTTAGCTAGTGTGTTTGTTAATTTTGTACGAATTTGAATCATAGGTGTGTAATTACTAGTAGTGGTAGGCTAACAGCAGCGCCGCCTAGTGCGGTTGCTACAAAATCTAAGAAATCGGGTGTACCCATTTTCTTAAAGTAGTCTAACCCCTCCTTTACGGCACCCGCTAGCGTTGCTAGCATTACGCCGACATAGGGAACAGCTACCATAGCTGTAGGAAAGCCATGTAGGCTCAGACCAATAAATAGTAGTGTTGCTACTAAGGATAGTGCGACACCGTAAAATACATGCTGTGCTTTATCGGGAGGTAGTTGAAATAATGTCATAGATACCTTTCTAGTACTTGATCAATTTGTTTACAGTTATCTGGACCAATAGCTTCTTCACAATGAGATACTAGGTCCATTAGTTTATAGTTCAATAGTAGAGCTTCTGCCCCGAAATCATTAAGATTAGCAATGTGCTTATACCTACTAACAATAGGCAGGCTAGCAATAATATCGTACGTAGAACCATATTCTCTAACCAGGGCATGTGCTTTCTTAGGCCCGATACCTGGTACACCAGGTATATTATCGCCAGTATCACCTGTAAGACACTTAATACTGATATGATCGTCAGGATTGTACTCATAGTGTTCATTCCAGTTATCTAAGGTAACTTCCTTACGTGTTACATAAGAAAATCGCATTACGTTTGGTTGTACTAGTAGGTCCCAGTCACGGTCCGATGATACTAGTACTACTTTGTATCCCTTACGTACTGCCTTATTTGTTATATAGGCTGCGCTATCGTCTGCTTCTACCTTATCAAACCTAATAAGCGGAAATTCGTTATCATCCCGATATCTATCAATAACCCCCAGAAACTCGTCAAAGAATACCTTAAATTCTTCTTCTTCTTGTTCAGTTTGGAGCTCTTGCTTATCTTTACGATTCTGCTTGTACAGTGGATAGATACTCTTACGGTACGCGCTAGAGCCCTGATCGCAGGTAATTATTACTTTAGAGGCCTTATATGACTTACGTAGGCTATTAACCGTTTGTAGATATTCTTCTACAAAGTGCTGAGCCTTTGAGTGTTTCCATCTAAAGGCTAAGTTTAGTGCGTCTACCAACATTAGAACGTCTGGTTCTAATGTTGGCATTTGTTGCTTGAATGTCTTTGTGGTCATTATTTAACAAACTGTGGGTTATCGAACTTTAGCCAATCTTCTAGTAGTGCTACATAGAACTCGTGACCCTTAGCGTCAATAAACATGACTCTGTAAGGGCCCATTGGTAAACTCTGGTATGCAACAAATATTTTACTACGATTGAACTTGAAAATCAAGAGAGGTTTTCTGCCTACTTGAGTTCCCTGTCTAACCGCTTGTTCCCACCAAGTAATAAGCTGAGGGTCTTTATCTGTTAATATATGACTAGTTAGGTGATCGCCCTCGTAGTTTTTAACTTCTACGCAGAATAGGTTTTCTTTATTTGGTACATATAAGTCACCTTTTAATCCATGTTTTTCATCAAGGGCACCGGACCCGGGGGTACGTTCCCACTGTAGTCCTGTGCTCTGACGTAACATATCTCGTACTTGTATTTCACCCCTAGCACCTTTGGCTCGGGGATCAACCATTATTCAATCCTTGATACATTATTTTCCTTTACTATACTTAGCTTTTCTAGTAAAGGATGTGTGAATCCGTGAGATACTAGAACGGTATTTAAGTGTTCTTCTTTTAGTAAAACTTCTACTAATTTTTCTTTGCCATCCACGTCAAGAGACTCTACAGTTTCATCTAAGATTAGCAAATTGATTCTAGTATTAGATAGAGTTTGCATTAGCTTGCGGATAGCTAATAGAGTAGATACGTTAACTCTGGCTAGCTCACCATTACTAAGTGCAGCAATATCAATATCACTACCATTATCGGTAATAATAACGTCTAGTTTATCACTAGAACCCATTCTGAATGCTAATTGGAATCTACCATCACTCATATCTTGTAGATACTCGTTAGCTAATTCTTCTAAGTCTTTTACTAAGCATTCAATCTTATAAGCTACAAGCCCGCTGGTACTAAAGGTTTTTACAAGAATCTGTATAGCCGATAGTCTAGCATTAGTTTCAAGCAGTTCCATGCTGATAATATCGGACTCTTCCTCTGCATTATCTAGCTGAGCCTTTATTACTTCTACACGAGCATTATGGCCGTTTACGGCTACATTTTGCTTTTCTGCAATAGCTTTCGCACTCTCCAACGTTGTAAGCTGCTTGGTAATCTCTTGTATTCTGCTAGAAATACTATCTTTGTCTAAGAGTTCTGTGGTTAGCTCTTTGTTTACCAAGCCATAATACTTTTCCCACTCTAGCTGTGCCGCTACTGCCTTGTTGTACGCCTGTAGCTCTACAAAGTTTGCGGCTATTGCTTGATCTACCTGGGTTTTCTCTAACTGTACGGGCTCTAGCTCTAGCTTAGCTGCACTGATCATAGCTACTATGTGACTAGTGTCTATCTTTTGCTTGCAGCTAGGACAGTTATGTACAACCTTACCGCTGATGGTTGATTTCAGGCTAATTAGTTTATTAGCTAGCTCTGACTGACGAATTTTAAGTGGCGTTACATCAGCAGGCTTGGCAGGTACATCCGGAATGGATAAGCCTGCCAAAATATCGCGGTAGGTATTATTTTGCTGAATCTGGGCATTAGTCTTAGAGATGCCTGCTAGTTGTACCTTTAGATCATTTAGCTCTTGCTGTAGCGCTTGAGGAATTTCTACAACAACGACTAGCTCTTTGTACTCTAGGTCTTTCGGTGTATACTTGGTTAGTACTGCTGATGCCAGCTTATGCTTGGTATTTAGTAGTGCTACTTGATTACCAAGCTCCTTTGCTAGTTCTTTATAGTGCTCTAGTGCAGTGCTGTATCTAGATAAGCGTAGTAGCTCGATTAAGAACTTCTTACGGTTAGTATCAGTGGCTGTTAGGAACTCTAAACTAAATGGACTGCTTTGATAAACTATTTGGGTAAACGTTTTATGATCAAACCCAATAATTTCTTCAATTAGCTTGTAGGTAGCCGTTGAAGTGTGTGCAGAAATGTCTTCTGAATTCTTTAAGAGCTTAACTGTTTGTGAGCTACCACGAGTAGTTTTAATCTCATAATCGTCTTGATCTTTTGAGAAATCAAGTTCGATACTGTAAGATTTAGCACTACTATACCTATTAAGAATATTGGCTTTCTTAACACCTTTTGAGTTCTTATTGTATAGCACTTCTTCTAGTAGGAGCGCTATACTACTTTTGCCATGACCATTACGCCCTACTAGTTGTAGTAGTTCGTTTTCTGCAAAGTTGATTTGATTGTTGGCGCCGTACGAAAATGCGTGGCTCCAACGCATTGTTTTTAGTCTAAGCACTAAGGTGCTCCTTTAGCTTGTCAAAGCCGCCTACAAGCACTCCGTTTAGTATTACTTGTGGCACTGTACGTGCGCCCGGTACTTGATCAAAGAAATCTAGCTTATCTTGCTGAGTAGCGATCTTGCGCTCTTGAATTTCATAGCCCTGCTCGGTTAATAGAGCAATAGCCCTATCACACCATGCACATTTTGGCTGACTCCATACAACTGCTTGTTTATTCGACATAATCGTTTAATTCCTTTAGTACTGGTGCAATGACCTCATCGGGTAGTTGAAGTATGTATCGGAGATATTCCTCTACTTCTTCTACAAGGGTCATTTCAGGATCTAAGATAAGAGCTACATCCGTATCTCGCTTGACCACTTTCTTATCTAATAGCTCGGAGTTTTCTAGCTGGCTTAGCTCAGCCATATCTCCTTCAACTTCATAAATGGTATGGTCGTAGTCTGTAGCTGGCATAGGTTCGCCGGCCTGAATGGTTTTTCTAATAAGCTGCGGTAGCTCTAGCTTTAACCACTCGTGTTCTGTGGTTTTAGTATCCAATAAGATAACACCAGTATCAACCCTATTACGATGAAAGCTAGTAGTAACAGGGGAACCGGGGTACAGAATATTAAGCTGGCAGTTATCGTAACTATGCAGGTCTCCAGCAAGCACAACATCCCAGCGATGAAATAAATCCAGCGGTACTTCTGGCTTAACGTGGGGCGGGATTTCGCCTCTAACGTGCGTACAAAGAATAGGGCTAGTGAGGTTATCAGGCCATGTCTCCTTTAACCGGTTGTATGGTATAAAGTCTACACAACCGTCTAAGGTAAAGTAGTCGTCAATAACTACTACTTTACTATTTAATCTATTAGTAACCTTCTTAAGAAAGGTTAAAAATGTTGTATTCTTTTTAAGAGCTTCGTGATTGCCAGGATAGATGTAACAAGGAATAGTAATGCCCTGAACTAGATCATAGTATAGTTCTAGTTCTTCCATGTTAGGAAGCTTATCAAATATATCGCCGCCTAATACTAAGTAGTCGGCTCGGGCCTCCATCGCGTGCAGCTGTTCAAAAAAAGAATAGAACCTATTCTTAGCCCACTCAACTGGCACGTTCTTCTGTCCTAGCTTAATATGAATATCGGCTGTGAACAGTAATTTCATGTATATAAGCCTACAATCTTAAAGTTTCTAGCTATAATACCAGCAGGTACTAGTGTACCCATTATAAACATTTCCATTCCGGCGGGTATATCAGTATACTCATCTAGTACAATATAGTTTAGTTTTAAGCCGCCAAGATTCTTACCACGAAATTTTGCTTCTTCGTTACGAAGGTCAAATCGAGTACCTAATCGTTCACTATACTTGCTGTATAGCAGTGAGCTAGTGTCGCTATGGAAACGTCTAGCTACAGTACTCTTACCAGACCGTCTAGGCAGCCTAAATCCGACATAGAAGTATTCACGCAAAGCTATATCCATAGGAATACCAATAGGCACATCCAATAGATCGAATCTGCTTGGTGTATTTACTGTTTGCTTAAAAGCTTGATAGTCAATCATTATAGTTTCTCAGGTAGAAAAGCCCCCTAGGTTATAGGCCATAGGGGGCTTTTGTATTATAGAGCTGCTAGGTACTCTACTAGGGTAGTGGTGGCACGCTTAGCTACTTCTTCAGTAGATAGGTTACGAATATCTTCCTGTGGCAGGCACTCCCCTGATCTACTATCTTGCTCCCAATTATAGAAAGCTTGACATAGTTGATCGAGTGTAACAGTTAAATGCATCATGGTAGATCGGCAGCAGCTTCTTGTTCTGCCTCTGATTGCTCTTCACCTGCACCGTTTAGAATCTTTTCACACAGCGCCTTAACTTCTTCAGGAGTTGGGCGTGGGTACTGTAGATCGATATCCTTGTAGCCGGCGATAGCTGCACGCTCTTCTTCATTTAGCGCGCGTGGCTTGCACTTTAGTACCTGTAGGGTGTACTCTACATTGAATGCTAGAGGGCCGGTCTTGGTACGCTTAAAGCAAATATCCCAGCCAGTATCTGGATCAGTTGGGTCGCCTAGGTCTTCCGCAGCAGTTAGAATCTGCTCGAATAACTTCTTCTTTAGGTTTAGAACCTTGGCCTTACCATCGGTTGGATCAATACAAGCTACACTGTAAGACCACTGGCACTTCTTATCTGGGAAGTAAGACTGAACGTAGTCGTGCTCAACATTGGTGAACTTTTCCTTTTCACGGTCAAATGCTAAGCATTCGATAGGAATATCCTTATCGTTAGTACCCTTAACCCAGTACATGTATCGTGGTAGTACGCCACCGAAGATACGAACCTTGTTATCTCCGTCCTTAAATGCGTAGCTATCAACCTTGTTTGAAGCAGCCTTGCCCTTAGTGTTCTTGAATGCGATTGCCATTTTTGTTTCTTTCGTATTTGAAGAAGAGGTCGTCTTCTGTAATTTTTAATAGCGGATTGTGTGTAATATTGCGTAATTCCAAATCAGGAAAGTAGGATAGTGGCAGTGACGCAATGCCGTACTC